TGGTCAACGTGGCCACGGAAAGCGTAGTTTTGTCTTATGATAGGTCAGGGGTTGGGGTCAATAAAATTCGTGAGCGTGGAGCCTTGGATGTGAAAGGTGATATATACGCCAATGACCAGCCTATTCAGCAATATCAGCTGACTAATGCTAATGGTGGCTTGAGTAAAGGTAGTGCTCAATGGGATGATATTTGGAATAAGCAAGCTACAGAATTTGGTTGGAGAACAGGCAAATACGATGACAACCCAACAGGAAAAAACGGTGAGTGGGGTCTGTATCAAAATTTTTGGCTTGATAGCTGGAAAGGCGTCCAATTTTTTACCTCAATAGGGACAGGACGTGTATTTGTTAGAGTCTATAATAACGCCAATAAATGGGCTCCAACGCAATGGAAAGAGATTGCTACAAAAGATGACTTGCAGAAAATTGCTACAAGAAAGATTGAGCTAGGCTGGTTCATTAACGGTAACGTAACAAGAAATGGCAATCTTGTCACAATTTCAACTGAAAGAAAAATCACAAATATCAACACAGTTTCAGATTATCGAGAAGTCAAAGAAACAATACCTGCTGGATTTAGACCAACTCAAGAGGTTAACTTTATCTTACAAGGATTGTCTGACTCAACAGTAACTGGAACGGCTATCTTACACCTTGCAACAGATGGGAAAATCCGTTTGACAAGTAAAGCACAGGGGAATAAGTATTGGACGGGTACAGTAACCTACATTACAAATGACCCTTACCCTTAATAAACGAAAGGAAAATATATGAAATTAGAATATGGGACAAAGTCCCTGGAATATGATGGAAGCGGTGCAGTATCAGCTACTAAGGTCACACTTGTCAATTCAAGCGGTGCTATTGTACCTATCTTGTTACCAGCTGACAAAATCAGCTTGTCCAATACTGAACTTTTTGAGTTAGCTCTTGAGGCTCTTTATCAGGAAAATTTCCCACAGCGTGCCGAAAAGGAGAAATTCAACCAGGTAGAGGCGCAGCTCAAGCAAAATAAAGAAATGGCAACTAAGGTAGAGCAAGCAACAGTAGAGAATAAGGAAAACCTTGACGCAGTGTCAGCTATCATCGAGGTTCTTATCGCACTTGCCATATCTCTAAACGGGGGCATGCCTACTTATGCTTACAATAAAGTAGCTGGGTTCATCAAGCCACTTGTTAAAAGTACACGATACGGAAACGGCGATATTGTCGCAATGCCTTATCCGTTTGATACGAATCCGAAATGGCCGAGTGGAACTAAGACTATCTTTAAGTTCCAAATGCAGCCAACAGAGGGCTACACATGGAAAGAACAGTCACTTGCTGAAATGCTACAACAAGGCGTGTTGACTGTGGTCATGCCACGCATTGATTAGAAGGAGGTTGTATGCCAGGTTATGAACGATTTCTCGTACAGATCTTTATCACCCTCATTCCTGTGATTGGTCTTTATTTTTCGATGAAAGATAAAGCAACCAAGCAGGAGAATCGTCTTACGATTTTAGAGAAAGATATCGAAAATCTGAACGAATTCAAGACATCAGCCAACAAACGGCTCGATAACCACGATGAACAGAACAAGGCTATCTTAGTCCTAGCTGAGCAAGTAAAATCGCTTGGCGAGGATGTGAGAGAGCTTAAAAGCTTAATTCAAAACAAACAACAATAAAAGGAGAAACTCAAAATGATTAACTGGAAATTGCGCTTGCAAAACAAAACAACACTCATTGCTCTTCTTGGAGCAATCTTCCTTATGGCCCAACAATTCGGGCTTGAAATCCCCCAAAATATTCAAGAGGGTGTGAACACATTCGTTTATATCCTTGTCTTGATTGGTGTTGTCAACGACCCAACAACTGCAGGAATTTCTGATAGCAAACGTGCTCTTGAATACTACGAACCAAGCGAAGATTAGGAGAGAACAATGAAGAAAAACGACTTATTTATCGACGTATCCAGCCACAATGGATACGATATTACAGGTATTTTGGAGGATATGGGTACGCAGAATACTATTATCAAAGTTTCTGAAAGTACAAATTATCTAAACCCTTGCTTGTCTGCTCAAGTTGAGCAATCCACACCAGTTGGATTCTATCATTTTGCTTGGTTTGGTGGTGACATTGAAGAAGCTGAGCGAGAAGCACGCTACTTCCTTGATAATGTGCCTCAAAAAGTAAAATACTTGTGTCTTGATTACGAAGATCACGCTAGCGGAGATAAACAGGCAAATACAGATGCTTGTATTCGCTTTATGGAAATCCTCAAAGAAAATGGCTATGAGCCAATTTATTACAGCTACAAGCCATTCACGCTCAATAATATCTATTATGAGCAGATTCTTGCGAAATTCCCAAACAGCCTTTGGATTGCCGGGTATGGTTTAAACGATGGTAACGCTGACTTTGAATATTTCCCAAGTATGGACGGAATCCGTTGGTGGCAATATTCTTCAAATCCGTACGACAAAAACATTGTTTTACTAGACGATGAAGAAGCTAAGCCAAAATGGAAGAGAAATGATACTGGATGGTGGTATGAATACCCTGACGGCTCTTATCCAAAAGAAGAATGGGAAAAGATCGATGGTACCTGGTACTACTTCAACGAGAGAGGTTATTCAATAGCTTCTCGCTGGTTGAAAGATGATGGCAAATGGTACTACCTAAAAGAAAACGGCGCAATGGCCGTTGGTTGGGTGCTTGTGAATGGCAAATGGTACTATCTTGATGCTTCAGGAGCGATGGTCACTGGTTGGGTTCAATACAAAGACAAACTATACCATCTCAAAGAAGAGAACGGCGAAATGTCTTCAGAAGAACTTGTTAAAGTTGAAGGCGGGTGGTACTACGTCAACGAAGATGGCAGTCGTTCAGACAAACCAGCGCTTGATGTATTACCTGATGGACTAATTGTTACTACAAAATAATTTTTTTAAAAATAGAAAGGAAATTTTCTAAAATATTGTTCTAATTGTTTAACCGCAGGCTCAGGCTTGCGGTTTTTTGTTTGCTCTGGAATGTTATTACTTAAAAGTGTGTTGCTATCAGTTTTGTTGATGCCAACAAAATTACTCTGAAAGTACTTTCTGAATTAAAAAAGTTTAAAAAATATTAAAAAAGACTTGACTAACGCAGCACAATGCGGTATAATAAATAATGTAAGGAGGTGATACAAATGGACAACTTAGACGAGTGGCTCGCAAGGGTCACAGTTGCGGTAGGGATTGCAGTAGCAATCTCAAAAGAGAGTCGCTCTTGGTACCAAGTACTAAAAGAGCAAAAGAAAAAAGCGAAAATCGCTCCCAAGTTTTGCAGACGGCGGAAGAGATAATCGCTAAAGGGTAAGAGAGCGAAAGCTCTCCTTGCCTTTCATTGTATAAGAAAGTGAGAAAAAAATCAAGATGAAAATTATTTTATTTGTAGCAATTTTGGCGATCGCTATTGCTTGGTATTCAGGAGATAATAAAAAATGAGTAAAGCAGATTTTAACAAAATTCAAAAATTACTAAAGACTGTAACAGCTTATAGAATTTCTAAAGCGACTGGAATTGGTGACACTACAATAAGCAGATGGGTCACAGGAAAAACACCAATCGAAAAAATGAGTTTAGAAAATGCTATCAAATTGACAAACTATGCGGAGGAACTAGAAATGGAAAACGCAAAACAACTACTTGAAGAAATTAAAAATAACAATGTATCGTATGCTATTGTAAACGAAGATGGGGCAGTTTATTGCAATCTTGGTACAAGTAATATCATGGATATTTACGGTATTGATGGCGAAGATGGCCATTTCTATGGCGTTTACGGTGACGCAGTTGGTGGGCAGCTTGATAGTCGCAACGTCCCTGATGACGTTATTTTGAAAGCTATTAAACTAATGCTAGGGCTTGGCGAGCCTGTAAAACGTTCAGAATTGTCTATGGGGTCAGATTTCAAACAGACATTTGTAGATGGATATTTTGAGGCAGTTGAATTGATGAAACAGTCTGGTCTTCTTCAGCCTCAGGAAGAAAATGAGAAAGTCAAAGAATGGATTGAGTCTCACAAGGGCGTTGTAGGTTCAACAGTTAAACACCCATCATTTGGAACTGGTAAAGTAACAGAAATCAAAGGCAACACTATCACCATTGATTTTGTAGACCAAGGGAAAAAATCTCTAGCACTTGAGGCAGTTGTAGAAAGCAACTTATTAGAATTTTAATCAACCAGCTTAAATGCTGGTTTTTTTCTTCAATGATCATACTTTCTTTTTAATAAAAAGTTAAAATTTCTTTGTGTTTTTGTTGACAATACACGTTATAACGTGTATAATATAATTAAAGATAAACGAAAAGAGGGAATAAAAATGGCATATGGAACTAGAAAATATAATGCATATAGAAAACGTAGTTTTACAAGAAGCGATAAACAACGTAGAGATTATGCTCAAGCTATGGACGACTTAGAACAAGCATTTGAAAAACTTGACGGATGGTCACTATCTAGTATGAAAGATAGCGCATATAAAGATTTTGGGAAGTATGAAGTTCGATTGTCAAATCATTCTGCAGACAATCAGTATCACAATTTAGAAAACGGTCGATTGATTGTAAATATCAAAGCAAGTAAATTAAACTTTATCAATATCATTGAAAATCATCTGGATACAATTTTGGAAAAAGTAAATAAACTTGATCTTGATAAGTATAGATTTATTAACGCAACAAATATGGAACATGAAATTAAATGTTATTACAAAGGATACAAAACCAAGAAGGATGTAATCTAATGTGGAAATCAATCAAATTTAACGCACAAAACATCGAGTTCGAGACTGCGAAAGCAGTCTTGATCAAGATGCCAAACAAGTCAGACTACGCTGGATATATGTTCTGGCATCCATCTAAATTAGTTCGCACAATCGGAGGTAAAGGCTATTTTAAGAGTTTTAGCTATACTGATGAATTTGAGTTCAAAATATTCAAACAAGGAAAGAACCGTCAAATCACTGCTGAAGGATTGTTATCTCCTGAAGAGATGGAAGAGGCTTTTGAAGTTGTGAATACAAAACTTTCAGAGAACGACGAGAGCTATCTTGAAGTTACCGAGCCTGAAAAAATCGACAAGGAAGTAGAAATCATCGAGGAGTTGAGAAAATGAATAGGGAAGATTTATTATACGAACTAGAAGATTTGATTGAAAAATTACAACATACTGACGAGAGCAAGGAACAATACATCGAACTATCAGATGAAATCGAGGATTTGATAAAGCAATTAGATGATGAGGGGAAAGAAGAACTACTTACATCTCTAAAAGATGAAGAAGAATGGGTTTTAGAGGTTGTAAGAACACTATGCGATTAACAGAACAACAAGAGGAAGCATTTCAAAAATTCAAGGAATTGCGAGTAGGCGCTTTATTTATGGAGCAAGGAACTGGCAAAACTAGGGTCGCTCTTGATCTCGTTAACGAAACAGATAGCAACCTGGTACTATTCCTTTGTCCTTGTTCAACTAAAGGCAATCTACAAGCAGAAATTGACAAATGGGGTATCCAAAAAGAATACTACATTTTTGGATACGAGACCGTAGCATCCAGCGACACAACCTATTTGAAAATTTTAGATATTGTCAAAGATAAAAAAGTATTCATCATAGCAGATGAAAGTATCTTTATCAAGAACGAAAATAGCAAGCGATATAGACGACTGATGAATATTGCCAAATATAGTCATTATCGCTTGATTTTAAACGGCACACCCATCACAAATAACGAATGGGATATCTATAATCAGATGAGCTTTTTAAGCCCTAAAATCATCAATATGGACC